TATTTTTAAAAACAGTTTTTGCAGTATCGAAACCGTTTTTAATAGAATCGAGCATGCTTGAACCAAGTTCTTTCCACTTGATCCCTTTGATTGCACCCAGTACGCCGCCTTCGCCGTCCTCACCTCTGAAAATGGTTTTAAAGACATTTACCGCAGTGTTGAAACCCTTCTCGATGAATTCGAGCATCTTCGAGCCAAGGCCCTTCCAATTGATGTTCTTAATGGCACCGAGAACACCGCCTTCGCCGTCTTCACCTCTGAATATGGTTTTGAATACGGTTTTTGCAGTATTAAATCCCTTTTCAATGAATCCGAGCATCTTAGACCCGAGATCGCGCCAGTTGATTTTTTTGATTGCTCCGAAAACGCCGCTTTCTCCGTCCTCACCTACGAATATTTTCTTAAACACACTTACCGCTGTGCTGAATCCATCCTTGATGAGTCCGAGCATTTTGGAGCCGAGGTCTTTCCAGTTGATACTTTTTATTGCTCCGAAAACGCCGTCTGTATCGTCCTCACCATCACCGAAAAAGATAGTTTTCAGAACAGTGACCGCCGCTCCGAGCCCCTCTTTGATGAGGTCGAGTATTTTCGTACCCAGACCGAGCCAGTCTATGCTTTTAATCGCACCGAAAACGCCGTCCGTATCATCTTCGCTGTCTCCGAAGAATATATTTTTGAGGACACTTACAGCAGCACTCAATCCGTCTTTGATCAGATTAAGAATGGAAGTACCCAAACCAAGCCAATCAATGCTTTTTATGGCACCGAGAACACCGCTTTCTCCGTCTTCGCCTACGAAGATATTCCTGAGGACATCTACTGCATTACTGAAGCCCGTTCTGATAAATTCAAGAATCGAACTACCCAGTGCAACCCAGTCAACACTTGTGATTGCTTCCTTCGCATTCTCAAAGATAGTCATGAACACTTCACCGATTGCGGAAAACGCACTCGTTATAAAGTCAAGGATTGACGTTCCGAGCCCGACCCAATCGATACCTGCTATGCCTTCTTTTGTACCTTCGAATGATCCGACAAACCATTCAACAATGTTATTGAAAACACCTGTTATCGCATCCCAGATAGTCTGGCCCACTTCCGACCAGTCAATCGACTTGATGAGGTCTGCGGCGTTGGTGTAGATGTTGGTCACGAATTCCACGACCTTACCCAGCGCATTGTAGAGCCCTGTGTAAATCGTGTTGGCGACCTCTCCCCAGTCTATTCCGCCTATCAGATTTGCGATATTGGAAAATGCTCCGCTGATCGTGTCGAGTATAGTCTGCCCCACGCCCGCCCAATCGACCGACGTGACCGCTTCCTTGGCCCGTTCAAACACTCCTTTGAACCATCCGGCTAAATCACGGAAAAGCCCCGTAATGCCGTTCCAGATGGCTGTTCCGACCGCTAACCAGTCCACGGACATTATCCAATCTCTGGCGGCATTAAAGACATCCATGAAGAACGTCCCGATGCCCTCAAACGCATTTTTGAAGATGTTCTTAACCTCTTCCCATGCGCCTGCCCATTCGCCTTTGAATACCCTGTCGACAAACGCCGTGATGCTTCCGAGCGTCGGAAGGATGTACTTCTTCACATTGTTGACCACGGCACTTACAAATCTGCTGAGAATCTGCATGGCTCCGCTGACAGCCTTTCTGATCGTGGGCATCGCCTCCAAAACGATTTCAAATGCCCTCTGCACCAGCGGCATAACCTGTGCGCCTATCTCTGTGGATATCGCGCTGAACGCCCTCTTGGTCTGGTCAATGGTATCTGTCAGCTTAACGCCCGCGTCAACCACATCGTCACCCAGTACAAGACCGAGGTCGTGGGCCATCTGCTTCATTTCTTCCATGGAGCCGGCCTCGCCGTTGAGCAGAGGCATCAGCTCTGTTCCGGATCTTCCGAGCAGTTTGTTGGCAATCGCCGCCTTTTGTGTCTGATCGTCCATTCCCTGCAATGCATCGATTGTCTCAAACAGCATCTGCTCCTGTGATTTGAGGTTCCCATTGGAATCAACCACAGACAAGCCCAGGGCGGCAAACGCATCTGCAGCATCGCCCGTTCCGCTTTGTGCTGAGTCCATCTGAGCGGTCAGTGTCTTCATACCCATTCTCAGGCCATCGACCGAAGTACCGCTCTGCGAACATATAAAATCAAGTTCCTGGTAAGCCTCTCGGGAAATCCCGATCTTTTGGCTCATTTTATCTATTCGGTCGGAAGCTGCCGCCGATGACGTTGACATACCATAAATGGCTGCACCGGCCGCGACAACGGTTCCGCCGAATGCTGCGCCGGCCTTCGCTATGTTTCCAAAGGTTCCGCCCAGCTTCTCCCCAAATGATTCGCCGTCTTTCTCGGCATCACTGAGGCCTTTCTCATATTCGGTTTTGTCCAGCGTTAATTTCGCTGCCAGGTTGAATAGATCCATCGTCCATAGCTCCTAACTTTTCGCTGATATTGTTGATTATTTCGTCTCCCGTCCGAGGATCTTCTTTCGCATCAAACAGATCGGCGTATCTTGTGGCGGAAGGCACCAGCGCGACCTTTAATGCGTCGGTAACATAATAGCGGTACCCCCGAACCCTTAAATAATCATCTAGTCGGGCCTGAAGGTACCGCATAAAATTTCTTACTGTTCGCTTTCCTCTGTATTCTCCATAGCAGAGCCAGAAGTATCGCCTTCCGTCAGCTGACCCTGCAAGGTAAAAAGGCTCATGACATCCTTATCGTTCATGATGTCTGTCAGATCCTTGAGCAATTGGACGGGCGTAAACTTGATTGTTTTAGGGTCTTCCTTGTGCATGGCTGCCACGATCTCGATCACAGGCCCCTTATGATTCTTGAGGATATAGCTTGCGATCTTCAGCGTGGGCTGTTTGCCTCGCACCATGACTTCAACATTTTTATCGGCCATGATTTCTGTCGCCGGATCGAGTATGTCCGCCAATAAATCAAGGGCCTCTTCGTTCTCGAAATCAGATAGTCTCATACATTCTCCTTATCAAGCTGCGTCAGTAGAATAGAATTCCATCGGCACAACATCCTGTGCGTTGATGGATACGTGTCCGGTGATGGTCAGAGAGATCTGGCCTTTACCGTTCTTGGTTGTCTGGAGGCTAAAACCGCCTGTCGACAGCGCGTTGATGAGCTTAACGGCTACCATGCCGCCGTCAGCTTTGTCGCCTACCCACCAGAGGTCAGCAAAATCGGTCTGCTCGAGGTCACGTCTCGGTGTGATCTTACTGGAAGCCGCCGTGATGTCAGCCGCACCGAGTGACAGCTTGATCAGCTCCGCAGATGTACCGAGTGCAGTGGTGGACATGGTGCAATCCCAACCGTCAAGGTGTTTGAGTTCTTTTGTATTATTCGGACAGTTGTCTACATCCTCTCCGAAATCGGAGTATGTCGGAACACAGCTCACATTGATGCCGCCCGTAGTTGCTGTGATGATATCCGCGTCAGCCGGTGCAGTCGGGCTGGACGGGTCAAACTGTTTAAGCAGGACACCCGCGTCAAGCTGCAGCGCGTTAAAGGTGTTCTGCGGAATTACAGTAAATTTCTTCGCCATTTACTTTTCCTCCTGTTAAAATGCGGTAAGGAATTCGGCTTGTACGTTGATGTACATTCGACGGATTTTCGGGTCTTCGTCGGGCATCCGCTGGGCAAATGGGTTCCCGCGATGTAACCACAGATACCCGCCGTCCACCTCGCTGATTTTGTACCCATAGCCAATAGCCGCGGCTATCTCGTCAGCTTTGGCAGAGGGCAACCTCCAAGCCGTTCCGTAATACCAAATTGATGCAGAGAGGTTCAGAATGTCGTCCATCGCCCCCGATTGGGCGTTGTAGGTGATATACGGATATTCCGCATCCACCGGAACAGATGCCTGCTCATACGCGGGGATTCCGAACCCACTCCAAAAATCATTAATTGCCTGCCATTTATCCATAGTCAGCCACCTCACTCGGGCAGTTCGGGCAGAAGCTCCGCGGCGGCCTGTCTCATGTCGAGGCCTGCGGTCTTCGGAGTCGCCTTGTCAGAGGACACGATTCGGAAATAGGTTCCGTCAGACAGCCGTTTGATTACGTCGTCGTGTCTGAGAGCGTACCTCTTCGGAACCGTCGCCGTAAACATGGCCTTTACTCCCATCTTTTCGGCTTTCCGCGCCTCGCTATTGGAGAAATGCACCTCAAACGCCGCAAGGAGCTTGTCGCCCTCGACCCATGCCGTGGACACGCCGCCGTAACCGTCGTTGATCGTGGTCTTTTCCATGTATCGGCAGGCTTCGTATGCATCCGATAAAAGGCTCATATTTTCCTCCATGGGGCGAGTCGGGCGTAGAATGTGGTCTGCCAGCTCCCCGATGTTCCGCCGGATCCGGAAGAGCTGCTTGCTCCGCTCCCGCTTGCTTTTGTGTACGAATACCCTCCGAAACTCTCGGAAGCATACGGGGACATATTGGAGCTCTCGACAGAACCGTATTCAGCCTGCCACTTTGTCACATCATCGGCCAGCTTGAGGATCTCGACCGGTACGCCCATCGACCAGATCGCCCCGTCAAATGTTTCGTCTGCGAGGTTCCCTTCGCCGTATCGATGAACGCCATCGTTAAACAGGCTTCCCATGATCCGGTAATACTGCCCAATGACCAGTTTGTCCGTGACCAGTTCACCGTTTGCTATCTCGAATGTTCCGATATACTTCGGGTAGTCGCTCCCGTCGGGCCTCCTATTGAACCAATTTCTGAGGTACTGGCAGATTTCTGTCAGCATTCGCATAGGCTCTCACCCTCTGCTTTCTGCTTCTTGACCTGTTCGATCAGCGGGATTCCGATGGCATTCTTATCAGATGCCAGTTCGGCGATTCGCTTTTTCGTCGGCTTTGCACCTTCGCGGGGATACGGGTCGCCCGCTTTGTAAAGGTGGTCATCCATGCGGTCAAGGAAGCTCTTAATAACCACGTATCCCATCTATGATCACGCTCCTACAGTGATGACGGAAATGCCGTCAATGAATTCAGCCCACAGCGCCATACCCATGAGTGCGAAGCTCTCGCCTACTGCTGTGGTGTAGTTGCCCTGTGCGTGGAAACCGATAAGCTTGGTCTCGCCCTGGACAGTGTACTGAAGACCGAGTTTTGCGAAATCGCTATCGGACGGGTCGATGTAGTAGAGGTCGATGTTCTCAACAGGTGTTGCAATGACCTTATTTCTAGCGATCAGTGTCGCCGGAAGAAGGAAAAGGGTCTTGTAGCCCATGAAATCCTCGATGTATGTCAGACCAAACTGTGTCTGAATAGTGATCTCGGAAGCTCCGAGGTATTCGTAAGCGTCCAAAATGTTCGCGAAACCGACGACCTCGGTCACATCCTTCTGGATCGTTGCGAATTTGTTCAGGACAAGCCCCTGTGCTTTGGCCAGAGCCATCTGCCATGTGGTGGCGGTATCGGTGAGCTGGCCGGTTGCGAGGAAGGTATAGAACGTTCCCATAACCTTATTCTGGAGCTTGGTGAGGAATGCATCGTCGGATTTTTCCACTGCGATTGCTGCACCGTATTTGGCCACGTCCTCGATCGGGACAGCTTTCGCATATTTCTCCACAGTAAGGTCAGCAAGCGTGTTCTGTACGATTGTGGCCTTGCTGTACGGAATCACATCGCCGGCACCCACGTTTCCGCTCTCAAGTGCGACAGATGCGGTATAAGATACCAGCCTACTACCCGGTGTCTTTCTGATCGGTCTGGTGATGCCCAGGATCTGCTGCAGGGCTCTCCAGTTATCAGCAAAACGAGTTACGAAATCAATTTCTCTTGCAGTGACGTTTGTGTATACGTTGGGGAGTGAATCCCTCGGGTTTGTTAATGTCTCAACATTCGTTGCGGGCATAGTAGTTCTCCTTTCAATTCTGTGCAGCTAAACTTTCCGCCAATGCTTTCTGTCTTGCCGCAGTGTCCATAATGTACCGACCGTGATCGTCCTTCGCGTAGATCTGTTCCCGCGTCAGAACCTTTCCGCCGGTGTTTGCAGGCGGGGTCGGTGTTTTCGCGCCGTCTGTGGTGGTCTTTGAAACGTATTCAGCCCACTCTTCTCGCGCTGCCTTAACATGGTCTTTGGCACCCTTCAGTGTTCCGTCATCTTCCAGCTCGATTTTGTCCCAGTCCGCGAATTTGATGGCTTTCTCGATGCCTCGGTCAGTAAGGTTGGAATCTTTCAGTGCATCGCGGTACGCTTTTTCCTTCGCGGCCCTCGTCTCTTTTGCCGCGATTTCCGCCTTGTAGTCCTCAAATTCCTTCGCCAGCTTGTCGTAGTCCTTGCCGGCTGTCGATTTCTTGAGCGTTTCGAGCTCCTTCTGTACTGTTGCCAGTTTCTCCGCATCTGCCTTGTAGTTTTCGGCCTCTTCCTTCAGGCCATTGACCGTCTCAGCGTGTGCGTTGATGATTTCGTCCACCTTGTCCGACTCAATCCCCAGAGCCGCAAGAAATTTTCGTGTCAGTCCCATGTTTCTATCTCCTTTACCATTCATTTCTTCGATGGTTTCGCCATACATTCCTTCGATGGCATTAAAAAAAGGTCAAAGAGCTGGAGTTCTTTCCAGTCCTTGACCTTTTTCGTCCTTTAGACTTGAATATATTGTATCAAACACATTTTTTATTGTAAAGACAATTTAACGCTGCAAATGTTCCTCGATGATCTGCCGGTATTCGTCCATGTGGTTCTCGATTGCAGGGCGGAGGTAGGGCTGTTCTCGGGTCTTCTGCGTCCCGAGCTCCACGTAAGCCGCGTACTCCACGTTGCTGCCCGCGATAACCGCATTTTCATCCATCCTCACCTCATGCGTGAGGGAATTCCGCAAGAGGCCCGTGTCGACAGGGCACATTTCCTTGGCATAATTCTCTATCTGAATTCCGATGGTTTCCAAAGCCGCCTCTAACTGGTCTCCGAGCGCCGCCACTACATCCTTGACATTATTGGATGTCAGCGACACCTCAATCCTGGCATTATTCGCCATAGTCTCATCCCCTTCTGTATTCCTTCAGATACGAACCGCGCATGGCGTTTCCGAGCCGTTCCTGGTAGTCAATCGGCCGTGAAGTCGTTTCCCTCGATGCCTTCCACTCATCGTAGGTCATGTCTCCGAGGTTATCATCATGCCTGAGTGACGTGTCACTTGCGTCAATTTCATGGTGTTCGACCTGTGTGAGCAGTGTGCACCGGCAGTTGTA